ATATGGAAGTCTAAATGTTTTTCCCTGATGTGTTGACCACCAATTACGTTCATGCATTACCATTTTTGCTTTTTCCACATCTGATGAATAAATGTATTCAGATGGGCATAAAATACCATCGCGCAAGTTTAGTTCTCTTTTTTCAGTAAAATCAATTGGTAATTTAGAAACTGGTAAATAATCACCTACTTTTAATTCATCACCATCAATTGCTGTAATTTTACCATTCATCAATTTCAAAAACGATTTTGCTTTTGTAGCCGTAACTTCACGTTCTTCATGAGTTGTTATTTTTAACATGGTATTTGTTCCATCTTTATTAATAACTGGATGTTTTGTTACGGCTTCAATTTGTTTCCATAATATATTACCATCTTCGTCACATGATGGAATTTCATAATAATCTTCCAATTCAGCGTATGTAGTGTCTTTATCTTTATAATATTCCATTTTTTTTGCTATGTTGATTTTATTTTCAATAAATTCTCCAATCTGTACTTTTTTAATTTCTCCTAACTTATTTCTTACAATAATATCAGTTTCATATGTTACTGAATTTAGAGTATTATGCACAATGACACCATAATCAGTCATAAAAGTTTGATTGCCTGGAACAGTAAAATCATAGACGAAATTTTGCTGATCTGGTGTATAATATTCGATTTTAGTAATTTCATCCCATACGACATTTGCTGCAAGAGCTTGTTCAATTACGCAAAGTTCATTTCTAATTAAATATGCATTTTCATGTGTCTTGAATGTTTCATAATATTTTTCCAAAGTTCTGCGTCCAATACTTTTTATATTTTTTCTTTTATAATGTCCATAAATTCTGCTTTGTCCTGGAAGTTGTAATGTTTTACCGCAATGTGCTACTAGATCTTCTAACCCATTAATTTTATCAATTTGTTCTGATACGAATACTTTGTCATTTCTTTCAATGTATCCTATTAAATTGTCTAATTTATCTTGGTGTAAAACGGTTCCTATTTTTTCTTTATAAATCTTTGCATATTTTGGACTGATATTTAAATGATACAATGATTTATCAAATCTAACATTTTGTTTTAAAACTCCAAAAATATCAAAGTAATTTAATATTAATGCTAAATCTTTTATTAGTTGTTCACTTCTACTACAACAACGAATTTCATGATGTCTTTCATCACAATTAAAATTACCATCTCCATCGAAATATCCTTGAAATAAACCGGCTTTAAATTCCAATGGTGCAGTAAATGCAAAATCTGGAACACGTTTCACAAAGCTGCCATTACCACATGTTGTTAATAATAAATCAGCTAATTCTTTTGAATTAAATTTTGTACTAGTGGATGGTCCATATTCACCTTGATATTCTCTTACATTACATTCTTTGCCAAAAAGTTCTGCAAATTTCTTTGTATTTTCAATATAATGTTCTGAAATATTACTAATTGCAATATTATTATGATTTAAACTACCTTCAGCTAAATATGCACCAACAAACCAGCCAAATAGATGATCTAATTTATGATCTTGATTGTTTATTTTAATTGTATCTTTTTCAAAAACACTATCAATATGTTTGGCTACAGGAATTCTCATTCCTTCTTTCATATCCGTACCTACAATAGGAACAACTGTATGATTTTCACCACGAATTAAATGTGAATGACTTGTTGTTGTTTCAACTGTTCTACCACTTCTTGTAGTTACTTTCATCATTTGTCCATTTACTGGGTGACGACTAATATGTGAAATTTTATTCCAGCTTGTTTTCTCGTCTTTTGAAACACCAATAATATAATATTCTTCTTCGCAATTATCTAATAATGTTTCAACACTATTTTCATGACCTGTATTAAATGTCATATTAGGATGATTTTCAATTAATTCATCACAAAATTCACCAACAATGATTGATTTTAATGAAATTTCATTCGTGAGCTTATTCCTGCTAATAATTTTATTCTGTGTGTTACTAGGAACCGACATTTGCGTTGATACCTCGCCAATGCTCTGCGCTGCAATCATTCCAACCATTTCACCAGGTGCAACAATGGATCGTTTATAACTTAATGATATTGTTTCTAATAAAATAGTTAGGGCAGCACGATTGAAACGTTTAACAAACAATAAATCTTTTGGTGATAAATAATAATTATATAAAGCCTTAAACAATTTTGTTGGTTTTACATACATATTTTGTTCCATTAATTCTAAATTATGTTCAATCATTTCATATGCTTCTAATGGTGTAATATCAACCAATGAATTGGATTGAATATTTTGTTGTCCTTGAATATTATTAATAATATATGAAAATGCAACAGGACAATTTACAACATTGTCACCTTTGTATTTAAACACATATTGAATAATTTCATTTCTTAATTGAATCATATTTTCAGTATACTCTTTATTTTTCTTATTTGTCATTTCTAATTGTTTTTTAAATCTAGAATATGTATTTTTAATTAAAATTTGTCCAATAATTTTCGATTTTGCTGATTCATCTGGTAAATTATAATGTGCATATATCTCTTGAATACTCATTCCAACTAATGGAATTTGCTGATTTTCTATTTTTACTGAATCAATAGCATCATCGCCATAAGTAAATTGCACTATTTTTCCTTTATTTGTACGAAGAGTCATATCATAATTTACCATAAGATCTTCCAAACCTTTGATGATTCTTCTTTGGATATAACCTGTTGTCGACGTATCTCTTACTTGAAGACCATTTGCTAAACCAAAGTTTAATGTACTTGGTATAGTTAAATCATAAACCTTTGGATGTTTTTCTACACCAATAATATTAATTTCTGTAATTTCATCTAATAATACATCATTATAGGTAGTATATAATTTAAAATTATCTTTCCAAACAATTCTTTTCATTTTTTCATTTTTTTTGTTTTCTAATAAAGTTACGTTTTCTACAAATATTTTTCCATATTGTGCGCGAATAGCAAACCTATATGTTGGTTTAATATTCTTGGTTCCCAAATTGTTTTGTTTTAATTGAGACATTGAAACTTTTCCAAAAATTCCAAATCTAGAACATAACATACTTATACCTTCAATTAAACGTTTTGATGCTGAACCTACATCAATTGAATTTTTTGAAATAGTTCCATCTCCAGAATAGTAACCGTTTAATAAACCTTTTATAAATTGCTCATTAGCAATAAATGCTTCACTAGGAACATATTTATTTTCTGCTTTATGACCTACCCATTTTTTCAAAAATGTTGCTAATAAACAGCAGTTTCCAACAATAGTAATAGTTTTTCCACCAATTTTATTTATTCTTTCTTTTTCAGTCCATTCTATATTATGTTTAGTAAACCATTCTTTTACAAATGTTCTAATATTTTCATCTAGGTTTGTAATTGTTACAGTTGATTTACATGCGTTTCCATCTGCCAAGAATAAACCTATGAAAATACCGTTTTCTTCATTTAATTCAAATACTTCTTTAAATAAAGTATTCTTTCTAGCAGCGTGATATGGATAAATATAACCATTTTTAATAACATCTACATTGGATCGTTTATTTGTTCTTTCTAGAGAACATTTTTTAGAATATGGAAGTGTGAAACTAGCACCATTATTTTTTCCCCACCAACCAGATGGTATTTTTCCTCTATTTATCATATCCTCCTTCATTTTAAGAGAAGCTTTATTAAAATCTGTTCCATAAACATATTCTGTTTTTGGTAAGTAATTTTGCATATCTACCTCGTTTAATAAAATAGGAGGTTCACACAATGAATTTGTAACTGGAACACGATGACCTACTTTTATTTCAGGAGTTGGCATTTCTTTTAATTTTTTTGTTTCAGGATTCCAAATTAATAATGATTTACTTTCAGTAACAATCACATTTCTACCACTTTTTGTCTTGATTTCATACAATTCAGTTCCAGGATCATGTCTTGTAATAGCGGTTATTTCACCCCATGTAACAATTCCATTTTCATCTGTAGTTGGAATAAATACATCTCCTTCATTAATATTCAATAATTCCATTTGTCTTTCTGTAAAATGTTGAATTTCTCTTGGATTTTCTTCTAATTGTTCATCGATCCATTTTCCAATTTCAATGTATTTAGCTTGTTTATTTTCAATAATTACTATGGGGGTTTCCCATGTTACAGATTTAACAGCCGTATCAATTAAACCAACTCTACCACCCATTGCGTGGAAGAATAATTCTTGAGGTGAAAGACCATTAATATAAGAACTCTCTACGAAACCTCTTGCCGATGGCGAATCATCAAATTTAGTAAAATGTGGTAATGTTCTTTGTTCAAAACCATATGGAATACGTTTACCATCTACGTTTTGTTGACCTAAACATGAAATCATTTGAGCTATATTTAATTCACTACCTTTTGAACCCGCATTTTCCATAATAACAAAACGATTGTCTTTACTTAAACTTTTTAAACCAATTTTACCCGCTTCCGCTGATGCTTGATTTAATATATTATTCACTTGTGTTTCAAATTCTTCTTCATTTGTTTTACCAGTATTATTCTCAAAAATACCTATTTGAGTTCTATCAATTAATTGTTTTACATCTTTCTTTTTATCTGTAATTACTTTAACAATTGAATTATTAGTTTTTTGATCTGAAATTAAATCACTAATTCCTACACTATATGCACTGGATTTCATGTATTCTGTTACGATGTTTTGTAAATCGTCAATAAAATCGGATGCTGACATGTTTCCAAAATCATTACATGTTCTCTGTATTAATCCTTTTGTAGTTGCACCCAAAACACTCTTATCTAATTGACCACGAATATATTGTCCATTTTTAATTTCTATTACTTGATTCGATTTTGAATAATCATCACTATCACCAAATCTTTTTGTTTTATATTGAAGTGACATTGGTGGCATTATTTGTGATAAAATTTCAAAATTTGATATTTTTTTATCCTTTCCATTTTCGAAAAGGACTTTTTCATTTACACGTGGAAACATCATTAATAAATTCATCGCATCACGCGGTGTGAAATTAATGTTTTCTCGTGTAAATCTGAAACAACCTAACATTGAATCCTGGAATATACCTATAATAGCCGAGTTGTTTGCTGGACTAATTAATTGGTATGGGACCGCCGCCAAATTCTTTAATTCGGCTTCGGATTCAACGTCTTGAGCCATGTGAAGATTCATCTCCGCGACTTGGAAATGCCTTACGATTTCTCGTAAGGATTGGACTATACCTTGAGCTTCATTAAACCGGTCAAGTTATCATTTGAAACCCGCAAACATCTAGTCTCTGAGCCTTCCCCATACTCTTACCATTAACGAGGTTAGGGGCTTGGTTGCTGATTATCCAATCCATTCACGTTTTTACCTTTGGAGTCGTCAATTAAACGAGTTCCTCACGAATGTTTCCATATGTGAGTGGTAGTGAAGGCTCTAAGGACGTTCCAGCAGTTTGGATGCGTTGCCATTCTAATATATCTAATATAAATTGTCTTGCTCTATTTTTTATTTCTTCTATTGTTTCATATTTTCCTACAAAAGTTGTTCGCGTTTTGTTAAATTTTATTACAACATATTCATATCCCAATATGTTATTTTTAATGGTTGAAATATATTTATCAATGTTATTTGCATCAATATTAATATCTTTATATTTTTCAAATCTATTACCTAAATGTTGTTTTTGGACTCTTTTCATTTCATTAATTCTAAATTGTGGATTACTTTTATACTCTTTCAAACGTTTGGAAATAAGTTGTTTTGTTTTTTCACTTCGTTTTAGATTTGGATTTAACGACAAATCTATTTTTGGTTTAAAAACTTCTTTCAAAACAATTTTTTTCCCTTTTTCAAAACCACAACTTTGACCACCGTTTGTTAAATTGTAACCATTTGGAAATTTTGTATTTAATTCATATATGTATTGTCGTTCATAATTATCCAATTGTCCAATTTCACAATTCATAATTAATTCACATTTAAAATTTTCAATACCATATTTATTAAAAGCACTATTTAAATATCTACATGCGTTAAATTTAGTTAAATTTTTTGATTCGCTTATATGACTATTAAATCTTCCAATATATCCAAATGGTCTATATTTTCCTCTATTTAGATAATGACTTCTAGTTTGTCCAACATACATTTTATTTGTTATTAGATTTGTTATTTTATATATTTCACCAATAATTTTATGCGAATCTTCTTTTTCTAATAAATGATCCATTATAAATAAAGCAAGAAACATTTATATTCTTTTATATTTAAATGACTAGGTGATTATATTAATTCTGATATGAATTAGTAGATATTACAACGTTTTCCTTATTAAGTATTATCTACAACTTAACAAGCGGTCACCTGTTGGGGACAAGATAAATCTGCACATTTAAAGTTTATCCCCATCAAAATCGGCATTGTACGGTTTAGTTACCGCAACGTTCATTCTAAAAGTATCACCTTTATGCATTATTCGTGCAATGTGACACATCATACTCATTCTATGCAAAGTAGGTTGTCTATTGAATAAAATTGCGTCACCGTCCATCATATGACGATGGACAACATCACCATCTTCTAAAACGATAGATGCTCTATCAATATATCGCAATGTGATAGAATCCCCATTCTTTTTCTCTAGAATATTAGCACCTGGATGTTCATCTGGACCATTATGAACCAATTTAGTTAAAAACGCTCTATTATTACGATTTACAACAATTGGTTTTGTAATTTTTTTGGCAATTTTCATTGGAATACCCAATTCACGAATTGAAATATTCGGATCAGCAGTAATTACTGAACGCGCACTAAAATCAACTCTTTTTGCCATTAAATTACCTCTCATGCGTCCACCTTTACCATTTAATCTATCTTTAATCGATTTTAATGGTCTACCTGAACGTTGTGCAACTGATGCGACACCAGGTATTTTATTATCAACTTGCGTAGCAATATAATATTGTAATACAGTTGTCCAATCATCAATTACATTCGATGGCGCATTGTTTTGAATTTTATCCTGTAAAGTTTTATTTGTTTTTATAATATTTACCAAAATATGACTTAAATCATCTTCACTTCTTTGTTGAGCATCATGTTTGACAGATGGACGAACAGCTGGAGGTGGTACAGCCATTACCTGACAAATCATCCAATCTGGACGTGACCAAACTGGACTAAAACCCATAAATGAAACATCTTCATCCGATATTCTTTTAAATATTTTCAAAACCAACTCTGGGATCAATTTAATCACAATATTTTCTTCATCATTTGCATCATTTTTCCATTCCGCAAAAATACTGGATAATCCTTCTTTACGAATCTTATTTGCCTGTAAACAACCACAACCATCTTCGGTGTCTTCACCACAACGCCTAATTTTACTAGCCAATGAAAATACGTATTTCCATCTAGCATCTCCAACCAATTTCAACGCTTGTTTGTATTTTTGTTTACTTATCAAAAGTTTACTACATTTGAAACAAACACAACGCAAGATTTTAAGTATTGTACTTAAATATTGAATATAAAATACTGGACGAGCTAATTCAATATGGCCAAAATAACCAGGAGTTTGCATGTAATCTAAACCATCTGTTGGACAAATTAAACCTGACTCTAAAACACCCATTCTAGGATCAAATAAACCACCTATTACTGGTTTATTATTGATATACGTGTCTCTACTGGTAATTTCAGCAACGGAACCTTTACGTATTTCATCTGGAGATAAAATACTAAATTGCACTCCAATTATTTTTGAATAATTTTTCAATGCAATTGTCTTATCATTTACATTGGCAACGGTAGTTAATGCTTTTGAATTAGACATAGTTGTATTTTGAGTATAATAATATTATATTATAATAAATGTTATTACTGTATAATTATACCTTCGTTATTATTATAAGATATGTTTAGATTGTTTATTCTGTAATTGTTTTAAAATAATAAAAAATTTTTATTCTATTTCAATTTTATTTTTTTATGTTCCAATAAATTTATATGAGTATAAAAAAAAAATTGATTTAAATTTTATTTATTAATTGATATACTAAATAAAATACGTTACGAATCAACTGCTAAATATTTCAAATTATTATATACACTCATTTACAACTTTTACTAATTAAAATGGTCAAAGAAATCAAAACCAAATTTTCATCTAAATCAAAAAAAATGGATAAAACCAAAAATAAAAAACGCGCTGAACAAAGTGATGATGAATCTAATTTAGAATCTGAATTAGAATCTGATTGGGAAACTGATGACGACGAAGACGAGGATGAAGATGAAGATGAAGATGAAGATGAAGATGATGATGAAGATGATGATAGTATTGATTCTCATGAATACAGAAAATTTTTAAAAAAAATATTTCCATCAAAACATTTAGATAAAACTGTTAAATTAGGTGAAAAAATTAAAAATGTAAAAAAAAACAAAGAAGAAGAATCATCAGATGAAGATGATGACGAGGAAGAAAAACATACTAAAAAATCTAAAGTAAAATCTAGGTCTAAATCTAAATCTAAATCTAAAAATGATTCTAAATCTAAATCAAAAAATGAAAAAAAACTTAAGCAAAAATCAAAGAGTCGTGATGAAGATGACGATGATGAGGAAGATTCAGATATTGATGATGACAATGATGATGACGATAAATCAAACAAATTAAATATTGTATTAACTATTGGTGGAGATGGTGATTATGAATATGACTATGATGATGACGATGATGACTTGGATCAACAATATGAAGATGAGTTTTATGAAACTGAAGATGAAGATGTAGATGAAGAAGTTTCTGAATGTAGTGAATCTGAATCAGAATCAGAAGAAAATGAACAAGAAGATCAAGAAGATCAAGACGAAGAATTGTTAAAGAAAAAACATAATAAAAAATCGAAGAATAAAAAATCAAAAGTAGATACGAAAGATGCTAAATCTAAAAAAAAAACTAAAGATAAAAATAATGAAAAATCAAAAGTAGATACAAAAGAAAAATCTAAAGAAAAATCTAACGACGAAAAAGAAAAAGACAATTTTGTCGAAAATTTAATGAAAGAAAATGAAAATACAACAGATGAAGAATTGTTACAAAAACTTCAAGAAATTTGTAAAAATTCAAACTCTGATATTGCAAAAACATGTTTAAAAGCATGTGAAAAAAAATTAAAATATGAAAAAAAAATGGAAGAAAAAAGAAAAAAACGTCAATCTGAAAAAAACTCACGTATTTTCAATCATATCATTCATAATAAAAATACAATGAATGATAAATCTGTTTTTGGAGAAATGAAAATACCAGAACAAAAAAAATTAATTAAAGAATTACGCGAAATAAACAAAATTACACGTATTGAAAAACCCTACAGAATTTCCATTTTAGAATCTACTATTCCAATAAATTTTAAAGCTGTTGCTATGAAAAAAGTAAATGCTCTTCGTTACGCAGAACCTGGTAGTGGAGAATATGCTAAATTAAAAAGTTGGATTGATACATTTATGTCTATACCATTTGGAAATTATCGCACTCTTCCAATCCATATTTCAGATGGTGTCGAAAAATGCCATGAATTTATGGAAAATGCACAAAAAACACTTAACAATGCCGTTTATGGATTAAATGATGCTAAAATGCAAATTATGCAGATGTTAGGTCAATTAATTACTAATCCAGATGCTATGGGTTCAGCTATTGCAATTATGGGACCAATGGGTACTGGTAAAACTTCTATTGTTAAAGAAGGTATTAGTAAAATCTTAAATAGACCATTCGCATTTATTGCATTAGGAGGTGCAACGGATAGTTCTTTTCTAGAAGGTCATTCATATACTTATGAAGGTAGTGTTTGGGGTAAAATCGTTCAAATTATTATTGATAGTAAATGCATGAATCCAGTAATATATTTTGATGAACTAGATAAAATTAGTGATACACCAAAGGGTGAAGAAATTGCTGGTATATTAACACATTTAACAGATACATCTCAAAATAGTCAATTTCATGATAAATATTTTGCGGATATTGATTTTGATTTAAGTAAATGTTTATTTATATTCAGTTATAATGACGAATCAAAAGTAAATCCTATTCTGCGTGATCGTATGTATCGTATTCAAACAAAAGGATATGATAAAAAACAAAAAACTGTTATATCTTATCAATACCTATTACCAAAAATTCAAGAACAAGTTAAATTTAATAATGATGAAATTATATTACCAGAAGAATGCATTCATTATATTATTGAAAATCATTGCAATAAAGAAGATGGTGTACGTTCATTAAAAAGATGTTTAGAAATTATTCATACAAAATTAAATCTTTATAGATTGATGAAACCAGGATCTAATTTATTTGAAGAAGATATGTCTATTAAAGTAGAATTTCCTTTTACTATAACAAAAGATGTAGTGGATAAATTAATTAAAAAAGAACGAGATGATAATATGGCAATTAGAGGTATGTATGTTTAAAATTGTTAGAGTAGTTTATTTTATAATTTGTAATTTATAATCAAATTTATTTTTTTTATATTTTTATATTTTTACGTTTCAGTTTTCTTTACAAGTAATTTGTAATCTTGAATAATAATTACAATAAAAATATAAACTTATATATAAAATTATTAAATATATAAAAATATTATGGATCACAATATAACAAACATTATTAACGA